GAACTGCACAACAAAGCTACGAGAATCTGGCAGCTTCTATTCTCAAAGCGGCACAAGCAAGGGCGGTAGAAAGTCGGATTGTGGAAAATCAGGGAAAAGTTATTGATTTAGAGCCACAAATAGATACAGAATATAAACAGATAGACGAGTTAAGGGGAAAATATGAAGATCTACAAAAGACAATAAAAAAAGTAGAGAGACAAACCGCCGATCCTACAGCATTGCGAGGAAATCAGAGACTTACAGCATTGAGGCAAGAAGCTACTGATATTATGGCTGAAATCCAAGAAAGAGAAGAAAAAATAGCAGATGTTCGTACAGAGATTTCTAAAATAAACAAACAAAGTCAGGAACTCGCAAACAGTATTTCCGCTATTGATTTGACGTTTGACAAAGGCGGTGCGGCAGGTGAAGATACAAATAAGAACTACAATTCTCTTGTAGACCAACAAAAGAGAATAAATGAGTTATTGGGTAAACAAGCCCTTGAAAGAAGCCGGAAAGAAGAAGATTTGGAAAATCAGGCTGTACAATCTCGTATTGACGCCATGGCGGACGGAGAAGCCAAAATTATAGCTCAACGCGAGTTGGATAATAAGAAGGAAATCCAGGCGTTAAAACGTCAAAAAGAAGACTATATACGTGCGGAAATTGAGTATCAGAAAAAGATATTTGATGAACAAGAGGAATTAAACGCCAAAAGAAGCAAGGATTACAAGAAAAAGACATTTGATCCTTCTACTGTAAAGGTTGATACATCTAAGTTCAACGAGTTAATATCAAACGAACTGATACAACAATCTATTGCCCCTTATAAGGAGGAAGTGCAGGCCTGGAATGAGTATCTTGTTGAGTATGGCAATTTCCAACAGAAGAAAGTGGCTATCAATGCGGAATATAATCAGAAGATAGCAGAAGCTACAACCAAGGGTGAAAAAGAGTCTCTAAAAAAAGAACTGGATAGTAAACTGAAAGAAGTAACTTTTGATGAACTAAAGAAGACTATCAATTTTGCAGATATTTTCGGGGACTTGAATACACAGTCTACGGAAACTCTCACCAAGATGCGTGATAAACTGAAAGAGATAATAAATAATTCCGAGAAAGATTTAAAACCGACTGATTTAAAAGAACTGCAAGAAGCATTCAGTAATATTGATTTGAAGATTGCAGAAAGAAATCCTTTCGGAGAACTTAAACAAGGCATTGAAGGCTATAAAAGCGCTACTGAAGCCGTAATAAAGGCGCAAGAGGATTTGAATACTGTACAAGAGGGTGGAGAAGTTATTATCGGACAATATACTGATAAAACCGGAAAGGTAGTAACTAAACTACTAACGCAAGAGCAGGCAGAGAGAAATCTGTCAGATGC